TTATAAGGTCCACCAGGATTTGCATCTCTAACATCTTTTACAAGTTGCAACTTCTCATACAACTCTCCACATCTTTTTTCAGTTCCACGACATTTCCATAATGATCTTAAAACATATTCAAACTCTTGATCATCAACAGGTAAATCCATTATAATGTCTCCATAGTTTTAACATATTGCATAACTTCATCACGAATACTCATTAACTCATTAAAACATTTTTGATTGTGAGCACATGATCTGAGTTCACTATCTGGTTTTAAAAGAGATTCTATGAATAAAGAAAGAGCTCTAATTCTTTTATCATGCTGAGAATCCGATTCATATTCTACAGTACTCTGATCCTTCATATAAAAAATGACTCCAATGTATTTGTTTTCTCAACATTCCATCCAATGGAATCAAGAATGATCTTAAGTGGTTCCAAGAAAGATTTACTAAATTGTAAATCATAATCAACATACTGAGTGATATTCAACTCTTTTGGAAAATCTTGAATAAACGAAATAACATTCTCATGAATAATATTTGGTTTCTTCAGATAACAAAACTTGATCTTTTCACCATTATTGATCAATGAATATTTATTATCTAATTTATTCTCCTTTATATAATGGTTATATAGTAATGCACCTCTAACATGAATTGGTGTTCCTTTAGAATAAATTGTCGAAGATGATCTATATTTTACAACATTAGATACTGAACGAGGAAATGAAATCTGTTCTGGAGGAAGAGCATTAAAGGTATTACGACATTTATCAATATAACTAATCACTTCATCTTCTGTGCCACTCATCATAAGTTTGAGTGCATCCTTAATCATAGATCTACAAGGTGCTGGTGTTGAGGATTTAACTGCCTCAATACCCATCATTTTAAGTTTAGGTTCCTCATACCTAACACCTTCACTATCCCATACATTAAGAATATAACGCTTCTTAGCAGTCCAGATACCACGATCAGCAATGTTTTCACGCTTCATCTGCATCTTCTGCTCATAAGCATTTACGCATTGTGCCAGTTCTTCGTAAGAACTATCAATATACGGCTCAAATTCCACTTCACAGATCTTATTAAGGAACGTGACAATGCCTTCACTAGTTTTCTCTCTCCCTTCGTATACACGGTCAACCAAAGGGCCCAGATGAAGATAAATGGAATCAGTATCTGAAGCAATAACATAATCAACATCCTCCGTTTTAAGAATCTTATTCATCCTCTCATTCATCTTATTCTCAATCCAACGGATAGAGACCTGACCAGACAAAGTAATTGCCTCAGCATTTGCCAACTTATAATATCTAAAGTAAGCATTTCCTAAGGCACCATAAGCAGAGTTAAGTGCAATCTTCTTTGCCATCTGGATATTATTACATCTTGAGATTTCCTTCTCCAATGTTTTAGTTGGTGTCTTCTCATATCCAATCTTGGCTTCAATCATCTTCTTCTTGAAGACAACACGATCACCATACATCTTGTCCATCAACTCTGGTAAGAATCCACGAACATCCTTACGATACTGAGCACCATTGGCACAAGTTGCATAGTCCTCAGTAATCTCTACCTCACCTCTTAGAAACCTCTCAACACTTGCGCTGGGATGTCTAGTCTCCCTGAGTGTCTCTGGTGAGATGTTATATTGCATAATAAGGTGAGGATACAGACTGTTAAGGTCAAAACTGACCACCCAATCATACTTTCCTGGAACCGGTTCCTTGACATAGGCGCCCGCATACTTTTCTCCTTTTACTTCTTTATTCTTTGGAGGAATAACAATGTTGCGCTTCTTGAGATAATTATAAATGATAGTATCCCACATACGAACCTGATAGAATACATCCGCATAATTAACCTTAGCATCATATGCCATGGTCAATGCAAGTTCAATCAGTTTCATCTTGTCTTCCAATCGGTCAACAAGTTCTACGTCAACAATGTTATATTCAATAAACTTTTGCCAACCCTTCTTGTAGAAATCCTTAAAGGTATCAAACTCAGAGTGGTCAAGTTTTTTCTGTCCTAATTCTACCTCAGCAATGTAATCTAGTCTATAGGATTCTTGCGCTTTGTAAGTAAACTTCTTATAAAGATCAAGATAATCTAACTGTGTTACACCGCCAACATCAAAAACTGTGTGAGTACGGCCCATAAGATGGATCTCACCTTCACTAACAAGTCCCCAAGGTGAAAACCTCTTCATCAGTTTCTCACCAAGAACACGATTAAGACGCTTGCAAATATACGGAATATCATACATCTGAATGTTCCACCCAGTAATAACGTCTGGAACATCCACCATCCAATAATTAATGAAATGACTTAGGAGTTCATATTCACTAGGACAGTGATGGTATGTTACATTACTCTGTTTGTTGTTAAACGGTTTAACACCCCAAGTAGTAATTTGCTTTGTTGTATAGTCCTGAATACTAATAGCGAGTATCTCTTCTGTACAAGATTCAACATCTGGGAATCCTTCCTCAGACGCAACCTCAATATCAAGAGTAACCAGTTTAATCTTACTAATGTCAAACCGGACTTCATCCTCAGGGTACTTCTCTGATATGTATTGGTAAATATACCGGTCATTCCCGTATATCTCAAACCCCTCAACACCATCGTACTTCTTATAGAACTCACGACAATCTCTGACCGTTCCCGGATTAATAGCCTCAACCGGTTCTCCGTTTAGTGTCTTATATTTAGTACTCTTTTTAGACTTTACAAATAATGTAGGGAAAAATTCATCTCTTGTCTCAAATCGTTGTCCTTTATCAACACCACGGACCAGAAATTGATTTCCAATCAATTGGACGTTGGTGTAAAATCGCTGACTCATTCTTTAGTAAGGTCTAGGTATTTTTCAAGTAGTGTGGGTGTTGGTTCTACCAACGTTAGAATCTTCTCAGAACTCACCATAAATTCATCATCTCTAGTAAGAGAATTTAACCAAGGTTCCAAAATCAATTCTGTATTGACGATAAATGGATTAACCAATTTACAATCTGGTTCTCCAATATCAGCGCCAACTTCTTCAATCTGACTTATCAGTGTCAGGTTGTTTGTCAGTGCTATTACTTTGATTACTTTGTCCATCATTTAATACTTGATTTCTATACAGCTTAGTTAGGTTATCTACTGGATCTACAATAGTAACAACCCAGTCAGTAGACAATGGAATAACTGGATCTTTTGCAAGTGGAACCCAAGGGTAAAACTTCACTTGATATTGAGATTTTTGCTTCTCTTCAGTTACTTCGTCATCAACAACTTCTTTATGATCGCGCATCCTAACTACACATGGTTTGTGAAGAAAGTATCCTACGACCTTTTCTTCAACCACCATTTCTTGCATCTCAGCAACAATATCTTCACCAGATTTCAAAAGCAGAAGTTTAATAGTCATTATTCGTTTATACCTCTTAATATCTTAACATTGAAACAGAACCACGTCAATGGAGGAAATGACGCTTACCTGTGAAAATCATGGTCATACCATTCTCATTGCAGGCATCAATAGAATCTTGATCCTTCAAACTTCCACCAGGTTGAATGATTGCCTCAATACCCTGATTTGATGCCATAGTTACAGTATCTGAGAATGGAAAGAATCCATCACTTGCCATTACTGCTTTGCGAGTATAAGGAATATGATCTTGACCATGACCACCAACAGAATTGTTAAATGTAATCTTTGCAGATCCCACTCTATTCATTTGACCAGCACCAACAGCCCAAGTCTGTTCCCATCTACCTAACACAATAGCATTAGATCTTACATGACGACAGACCTTCCAGGTAAAGATCATATCTCTCATCTCTTCCTCAGTAGGTTGGCGTTCAGTAACTACCTTCCATTCACTAGTATCTACAGGAGCATCATCCTTTTCTTGGACCAATACTCCACCAAGAATACTCCTAACAGTATGAGGAGAAACCTTTACATTATTAACATCCATCTGAAGTAGACGAAGATTAGGTTTTGTAGAAAGAATCTTCTGAGCATCTGCAGAAAACTTAGGTGCTACTATACACTCATAGAAAGACTTACAAATCTCCTCAGCACACTCAACATCTGCTTCTCTATTAAGAGCAATGATTCCACCAAAACAACTTGTCCTATCAGCATCTAGTGCTCTCTTAAGTGCATTTGATTGAGTGTCTGGAACCAATGATGTCTTATGTTCACAACGACCTAATGCTACCCCACAAGGATTGGTGTGTTTGATTACTACAGCAGCAGGACTTTCCTCATCTTTAAATTCTTGGATGGTAGAAATTGCTGCTTCCAAATCAATCAAATTATTATAACTCAGTTCCTTACCTTGTAACTGAGTAGCATTTGATAGTCCTTGATCAGGGAAAGCATACCAGATAGCTTGTTGATGTGGATTCTCACCATAACGCAAAGTCTGTCTGTATTCTAGTCCTTCTAAAATATCCAGCATCAGTTGTCTCCTTCTACTTTTAACAAGGTAAGAACAATATCATAGCATGAAAAAAGAGGATCGTAAAGATCCTCTCCTTTATCCGGGAAATGCATTTCTGGTAAAAGGGCGGTCCTCTTACCCGGTCCATTTAGAACCAATCTCTTCTAGCGTGATGCTCTGGAACAATCTTTCCAAGTTCCACAACAAGCAATCCATCCTCAAAAGTAACAGATCCAATTTCTGTTTCATCAGCAATTGTCCAGACTCTAGTAAAGTCTCTTTGTGCTAATCCTTTATGGACATAAGTTCCATCAACTTCTGTCGATTCTTTCTTACCTTCAACATAAAGTTTTCCATGTTCTGTGTAAACATTTACCTCAGATGCCTTAAATCCTGCAAGTGCAATTTCTAGTTTTGATAATACATTACTAACTTGGACAAGATTATATGGAGGATAATTAGAATTCGTTCCATCTGTATTAAAGAAACGATCAAAGTAATCGTCCATTCCAATGCTGTTCTTATTAATCCTCTCCATTAGTTCGGGAAGATTCGCAGCATGATACCTGGCTAGTGCCGTCATGATAGTAGCTCCTTTAAAAGCGAGTTTGTGTTTTGTGGACCCCGAAGGCATCCTTTGCGTTAAACGGAAGGGATACACCCTCCAGTTCGTCTAACACTATTATTTATAGCACAAACTACAAAAAAGTGCAGTGTGGTTTACCGCCACTTTTCAGAATACAAGAAATTCCCATCTCTCCGAAAAGAAGTAGGTCTTTTTTTGTGTATATGAGTAAGATAAAAATTTGAATAATTCACGATCACTAGAAGGATCAATAATATAGTGTTAACCATCATTCCTCTTGAACCTTACCTTTCTTTCCAATATTATACTTCTGCTCTAAGACCCAATCATTCTTGTCCTTATATGCAAGAACCTTAATCTGATTAAG